CGTCACCATCAAAGTCAACGCGCATATACGCTTCAATGTACAAAACCCTGCGCTGCATAGGATTCATGCTGTCAGCAGCGCCAAAGGTAGTGCTCAAAGGCTGACGCGCCAAATACTCGTCATTGCTGTCCAAGTCGGTGCTGCTGATGTTTTCTTCGATCTCTTCTTGGTCGTATCCCATGCCGATCAAGTCAGACACTGTCGCCATTTGTCGGTGGGCAATGATGGCTGCATCATCAAACGATCTTGCCCTGCGATCCAGCACCAACTCTTCGGGAGGCACAGCCATGATGCGGATGCGGCCATCTTTAGTATTACGCTTGATCTGTACATCATGCAGCATAGGCTGCTGCATAGGCATAGGCAGGCCAGTCACTGGATCAGGCTGTGGTGGCGGCATCATCTCCATAGGGATTGATGTGTCAGGGTAGCTGACCACAATCTTGACCTCGGCATCTTCTTGCATCAGGATTTGGATGGTTTGGTCATCTAGGCCAGAATATTCCTCGATCTTGACCTCTTCGTTTTCTTCCCACCAGTACTTGGCAATGCCGCACTTACGCACCAATGAATCCTTAAATAACGCATAGGTGGTCAGAAAACCATTGTTGTCGGCGCTGTAAATGTAGTTTGCGTAATCTGTAGCCTGCTGTGCGCCGGCCACATCTTCGGGTCCACGCGGCACATATTCGACTACATTTTCAGAGCTGAAAAAGACTTTCATCAGGCTTGGCAACATCGCGCTGACAGTGTCGCGCACCTCCATTGCCACCACTTGGCTGCGGCCATCTTCCTCATTGCCAAAGGGATCGCCGCGGTAATACTCAGTACCTTTGGCGCGAATGGGTGAAACATCAGAGTCGATGTAACTGACAGCGTCCTCCAGCTCGGAGGCCACAATGCCTTGCAACTCGCTTTCATCCATCGGCTCAATGGCGGCGATGTCGGTGGTGATGTTCATATCGTTGATCATTTTTTTGCCTTATTTCTTGCAGATATTGCTTTGGCCTTGGCCTTTGCATCCTCTTTGCTGGATGCGCCCCACGCTTTCAAACTCTTCAACAAGCGCGTTGGCTCGCCGTCTTTCATCTCTGGGCCTGGCATATTGCCCATTCTCGCAAGGAATGATGCCCTGCGCGGATTGTCGCCAGACTTCACAGGCGCTTTCAGATTCATGCCCTCGGCCTTGGCGCTTGCGCGTCCCTTTGCATTCAAGCCGCCACTTGGACTCTTTCCCTCTTTACGCTGCCATGCTGGTGTTTTCATGTAGGACTCGCTTCAGTATCAAACCATTCTTTGGCATATTTTGGTCTGTTCTTTCTTATCCATGGCACTGCCTGCTGGATCAGCTTGTTGCCGTCCATGCCAATAGTCTGGCTGCCAATATGGTGGACATAGGACCGCGACAAGTAATGGTAAAAACCAGCGGCACGCAAGTCTTCGCAATGCACATCATCTGAGTACCAATTCAAAGGTGGAAACTTAAAGCAGTCCCACGCATCGCGGCCAATCCAAGCAAATATGGGGCTTAAGCACTCCATCGGCATGATGGCGTCTTCAAATGGGTACTTGAAGTAATGCATCTCTTGATTGAATGGATTGCTGCGAATGTTCTGCACTGGCCTTGCGGCATCGCAACGCGCAGACACCCAGCCCACTGGCTCGCCAGTCTCTGATCTCAATTGAGATACATCCTCCATCAGATACTTGTAGCTGGTGGGAGTCAGGACAATGTCATCATTGGCGCAGACAACAGAGTCAAAGCCATCAGCAAATGCCTTGTCCATGATGTCGTTGTAGGCATCGCCAAAGTTACTAGGTTTGCCAAAGACTTTCAAATCAGCGTCAAAGCCGCTAATGACAGACTCTGGACCGCGCAAATAAACAGGCACTTCGGGGCAGTATTCGGCAATGCTTGTGAGCATCACCCGCAAGCCTTTGCCGTTTACTGTTGATATGCAAATAGGTGATATCACAGAGATATCACTTCTTTGACTTTGGCTTCTTCGCTGTCTTGGCGGCCAGCTTGAAGTCAGCAGCAGACGGCGCGGCCTTGCTGCCCACCTTGTTCATCTTCTCGCCGCTGCCGGCTTTGATACGCGCTTGCTTGGCGTTGATGTTGGCATACAGCCCAGGTTTAGTCTTCATTCTTAAGTCCAATCTTGATTGTTAACAATGACTCAGGCATCTCGTCTTCGCCCTCAGAATCATCCCCACCAGCCACCCAAGCAGAACAGGTACGGCTGGACGCGCACTTGAAGTCAAAGATTTCGCAGTAGCCCAAGTCGCCAGCATCGATCACCGCCCATGGATCGCCCTCTTCGCCAATGCCATTAGCAATGCACTCAAGCATCGACTCTTCTTGGTTGAAAGCCGCGCAGTTACCGCACAGGCTCATCTTTGCCTCTTCGGGATCAACTTGCCACTCGTCAGCCATCTGCATCCAATACTGCTTGTTTGGCAGCTTTGGATTCTCTGGACCATAGTTGGCAGAGTTAATCGCCTTGGCGCGATTCTTCAGATTGAGCGTGATGTCTTGAGTCGCCATAGGGCAGCTCTCTTCGCCGCCCTCATAGCCCTCGTCTTGGTCCATGGCCTGATCCATGGTGCGTTGCATAGTAGCCATTACTTCATCCCCTTAGTTTTCATGTTCTTTGCTGTACGGCTGCCGCGCATGGGCAGCTTGGCCTCAGACATGGCAATAGCCACAGCCTGCTTCGGATTCTTAACTACCTTGCCGCCCTTGCCACTGTGCAATGTGCCTGCCTTGTACTCGCCCATCACCTTGCCAACTTTCTTCTGTGCTTTGGTCATCTTCATAATTTACCCCTTTAAAACAATTAACGAATTATGCAACCCTTGAGAGGTTTCTTTTCAACGGCTTATTCCACTTTGTGCTGCCCTTGGAACCCATCATGCCGATCACTGCATCAGATGCAAAGGTCAAGCAAAACGCATCAGCCTTGTCTGGTGAGGCCAATCCGCGCTTCTTGATGTCATCCTTACTCTCAATCTGAATCTTGCCGTTGGATGTAAACATATACCTGACAGTCGCCAACTCAGCCACCAGCAGCTCATCTTTGGGTAACTTACAGTCGCGCTGCTCAAGCCAAGCCTTGGCCTTGTACCAAAGCTCGGCCTTCAGATTCCTGTAAGTGCCGCCCATGGCAGGGGACTCAGACACATTGATGCCGCGAGCTGGCAGATTCAACTCTTTCAGCCTGTCAACAACACCAGCGCCCAAACCAATTGAGTCAATCAGTATCTCCTCTGGCCGGTCACTTGGAGCCAAAGCCTCAAACTCGGCCACCACAGCACCAGTCAACTGCATCAGGTCTAAGTTTTTCCAAGTCTTAATCGGCTCAGTGACAGCATTACCGCGGCGCTTGCACAGTGCAGATCGGTCAGAGCCAAACCGCGCAACATCCAATCCCCACACCAAGGGCGCGTAAGGGGACGCCTCGACATCACGATTCATCGCCAAGTCGAGCAGCTCCATTGGTATGACAGTATCTTCATCAGACTTCGGGAATTCACCCAATACGCGGATGCGGTAGGCGTTGGACTCCTCGCCATACCGCGCCTTCATCTCCTCAATGTAAGCCTCAGATACTCGCGGCGAGTCGGCGCAGGACACGCGCATGGTCACCCAGTCACCCGCCAATCGGTTATGGGTGTCGTAAAAGAAACCGCTGCTACGCACAGGGTTGCCAAGTAGCAACGTTACTGCACTGTGGCCGGACATAGAACCTGATGCAGCCTCAAATACCTTCTCAGGCACGCCGGACGCCTCGTCAGCCACCAGCATTACGTTATCGCTGTGGACGCCTTGGAGCGCTTCGGGCTGCTCTGCCCTTGATGTACGCGCAGAGATAAAAGCCTCTTCGTTGGCATCTTTCACCTCGATGCGGTCCTGCTTAACCTCCAACTGGTCTTGCAGCATAGGTGGCAGCACCTTCACCCAGCGCTTGACCTCGGCAAAGAGCGCGTCATACAACTGGCTGCTGGTGGGCGCGGTCACCACCACCTTGACAGGGAAACGCAGGAAGAGATACCAAATCATCGCCCAGGCTGACGCCGTTGATTTACCGACTCCATGGCCTGATCGTACTGAGATGCGGCGGTTGCCGGCGGCGATGTGGTTTAAGAATTCAACTTGCCAAGGGTCAGGAT